GGGGGCCTAGCGGCCCCCTAGACGGGGTGGCGGAGCCACCCCCAAGTACAAGGAGGGGGAGCGATCACGGTGCGTCACCGCCATGCCGGGGTGCAACACCGATGGCCCGCCCACCTGTGGTGAGCGAGCTTCGCCATACCGCCATTGCGCTGCGCAGTCGCTGACGGGTCTTGCCTGAGATGTCCTTAGGCCGGACAGGAGGGACGCTATTACGGGTGAGTCGCTGTGGCCTTCCGACACGCCGCGCCCCTACGATTCGTGTCAGCACCGGCCAGGGCTTCAGCTCCGCCGGGCTCTGCGGCCCCGGCCGTGCGGTTGAGGATCCTTCGGCCGGTTCTCACTCCCGCACCGCCGGGGCCGCCTCTGTTGCGGGGTAGGCGTGCCGGGGTCGCGAGGGCGGGACCGGCGGGGGAGCGGCCGGCTTGGTCGTGTTCGCACCGTCGAGGGCCTCGGCGACGCCGTGCAGCGCGTTGGCCATCACCCCGGTGTTCCGCTCCGTTTTGGCCACCGTCTGCCGCTGCGCCAGCTGCAGCAGCAGCGACCCGCCCGCCGACACCGCCAGCCCCACCTTGGCGACCAGGTCCAGCACCGGGGAGGGGTCCACGCCGCGCAGCGCCAGGTAGGACAGGCAGGCGGCGATGCCGAGCACCACCCCGCCGAGGATCGCCGCGATCGCCACCACGGACCACGGGGTGATCCAGCGGTCGGAGTTGCGCACTGGCACCTCTCGGGGGTGGGCCCCGCGCGCCCGCCCGGGGAAGCGGAGGCGGGCGCGTCGGGGGAGTGGTGTAGGTGGGTTATCGGCCGGGTCGGCGGCCGACGTGACCGAGCACCCGGGCGCGGGCCGCGGACAGCCGGGCGCCGAACAGCCCGGCGCGGGCGTAGGCGGCGGCGAGCCTCGGGCCGATGTTCCGGCCGTCCGCGGACGGGATGCCCGAGCGGTGCCCGAACTCCCGGTTGACCGCCGTCGTCGCCGGGCCCCACCAGCCGTCCACGGCGAGCCCGGAGTAGGCGGGGTAGTTCGTGTTGAGCCAGTCCTGCCAGGCGGCGACGCGGGGCCCGTTGTTGCCCTCGTCGCCGCGCAGCCCGGCGCCCGACCCAATGAGGTCGGGGCCGGTCCAGCCGACCGGCTGCACCGCCACCACCTGCGGTTTCACCTGTTCAGGTTCAGATCTGAACGCGGACCAGGCGGCCCGGGAGTCGAACCCCGCCGAGCTCCTGGAGACGGACACGTGCCCGTGGGACACGTGCGGATCCGTACCGCGGTAGGCGCGCCAGCCGGACCAGTCCGGCGCGGTGATCCGGCCGTTGAGGATCAGGTAGCCACCGCCGGCCAGCTGCGGCAGCCCCCCGGCGTGCACCCGGGCGCGGAGGCGTTCGAACACCGCGGCCAGGTCCAGGGCGGGGTCGTTGGTCAGGTCCAGCGCCCGCACCACGCCCACCCCGGCGGCCGTGATCCACGGGTTGTGGTCCGAGCCGGAGCCGGACTCCATGTGCCGGGTGTCCCCGATCGTGCCGTCCGAGGCCCGGTTCCGGCCGGGGGCGTGCGCGTCGGCCTCGGCGCGCAGCTGCTCGACGGCGGCGGCGAGCCGCCAGGCGGGGGCGCCGTACAGGCCGGTGTCGGCCGGGGTCTCCGGCAGCGACTGGAGGTGCCGGGCGTGCGCCTTCAGGGCCATCCCGAGCACCCGGGCGGGGACGTCGCCGGGTGGGGGAGCGGCGTCCCCAGCGAGGGCGTGCGGGTAGGTGTCGGCGGTCATGCGCTGATCCGCTCGGCCTTGATCCACGATCCGGCGGACAGCACCGTCGCCGTGGTGCTGGCGCTCGTCTGCGCCCAGTACAGGCCGAGGACGGCGGGGGCGGACAGCCGGACGATGCCGGTGTACTGGGCGGTGCCGATTCCGGCGCCCAGCTGGTTCCCCGCCGCCGAGCCGAACATCGTGGTGATCGAGGCGACGGTGCTGGCCTGCAGCCGGAAGGCGTCGCCCTGCTGGGTGGCGGTGCCGGCGTCGGGGGTCAGCCGGACGGCCGGGCCGGTGCCGCTGAAGGTCAGCCACGTCTCGATCCGGTACAGCCCGGCGGGCAGGGTCAGCCTCAGGTCGGGGTCCGCGGTCTGGGTGGTGGTGGAGGCGCGGGAGGTGGCGGCGGCCTTGGCGGCGTAGAAGCCGCCCAGCCCGATCGGCAGCTGCGCGGCGGGCACCGTCCCGTCGGTGCCGAGGGTGGCCAGCCCGGAGGGGGCGCCGCGGAGCGCGGTGAACGCCGCGGAGGACAGGTAAGAGGCGAGGTCGGCGACGACGGCGAACCGCCGGGTGTCGGGCTGCACGGGCATGTCAGGCGAGTCCGTTCGGGTCGGTGGTCACGAAGTAGGGGCGGCCGTCGGTGTCCAGGCCGACCGCGACCGGGTTGGAGACGGTGCCGGCCGGGTCGAAGTAGGGGCGGCCGTCGGTGTCCAGGCCGATCACCGCCTGCCCGGCGGGGAGCACGGTGGCCAGCTGGTTGACCCGGGCCAGGGTGGCCAGCAGCGCCTCCTCGATGGTCCAGGCGTTCTCCTCCAGCTGCGCCCGGGTCGTGGAGAGGGGCTCGCCGGGGGCGATGTAGGAGATCCCGAAATGGTTGGTGGTGGGCATCAGGTTCCGATCGTTCCGGCGGTCACGAACCGCATGTCTTCGAAGGCGACCGACGCGTCCAGGTCGTTCCAGGTGAGGGCCGGGTCGAGCTCCTCCCACGCGACGCCGTCGGCGTCGGCGGTGCGGGCGCAGGGGGCAGGCCGGAGCTCCAGCCGCCACCGCCCGGACTCATAGGCGATGACCCCGCCCATCACCCCGAACAGCGGCAGCACCCCGGCACCCGGGAACCAGGACCCGGCGACCCAGAACACCCCGTGCGTCTCGCAGCCGGCGAGGAACAGCCGGGCGTGCTCAATGCTGGGGAAGCCGTCGCGGACGGTCCAGGTCAGTGGCCCGGCCGGCAGCCAGCCGCGCGCCTCGCCGGCGGCCCGGTCGGCCAGGTCGTAGGCCACGTTCTGCGCCCAGGTGGAGTCGGTGATGCCCGACTCGACCGACAGCGCGCGGATCCCGGTGACGGTCTCGTCGCCGGGCAGCAGGTAGCGCATGGTCGCGTCGGCGTACTGGGAACCGCCGGTCGAGGTGTCGTAGCCGGTGAACGACTGCCACTTCACCTCCACCCGGGTCAGCGCCGACCCGATGTCCCGGGACACCGCGTCGTCGTACTCCAGCACCCCGGCGGGCACCGACAGCGCGGGGGCCGGGGCGGCGCCGGCCTTGTCCGCGGCCGGCCCGGTCACCGCCACCAGCCCGAGCTCGTTGCGGACCAGCCGGGCGGCGGCGGCCGGAGCGAACACCCGCCGCGGCACCCAGTCGATGGCGCGGGTGTGCGGGTCGTAGGTCCAGCGGTCCCCGCCGGCCTGCCCCAGCAGCTGCCCGATCAGCTCGAGCACGGTGCCCCGGTCGGCGGAGGTGTCCTCGGCCAGCGGCACCGCGTCCCAGGCCGGGCGGGTGCTGATCCCGGTGACGGCGGGGAGGGCGTCGGCGGCGTACCGGGCCCGGCGCTCGGCGAACGTCTGCGCCTGCAACCCCGAACCCGACAGCGGCTTGTTGGCCAGGTCCACCAGCAGCGACGAGCAACTGAGCGTGACAATCGACCCGGGCAGCGCGCGGCCCTCGGCGGAGCGGTAGCGGCGGGGGCGTTCGATGTCCACCGCCGACACCCGGCCGGTGAAGTAGATCCGCTCCTCCCCCGGCACGCTCCAGCGCAGGGTGATCGGGGCGCCGAGGATGCCGGGATAGCTGGCGGCCCAGGAGCCGGTGGGGTCGAACAGCTGCACGGTGGCGGTGGCCGGGGTGGGCTGCGCCAGCGGCTCGTCCCGCCCCCACGTGACGGAGGCGCCGTCGACCACCATCAGGCCGGGCCAGCCGCCGTCCGGGTCGGCGCCGGCGGCGATGTCCACCCCGTCCAGGGCGACCACCGGGATCGGGTCGACGGGCATCAGACCGCCCCGGCCAGGGCGCGGCCGGTGCGCCGGGCGTGCCGGGCGAGGATCTGTTCGATCTTCGCCCCGGCCTCACCCTCGGTGAGCACCCCGCTCACGGTGATGTGGTAGGTGTCCCCGCCGGTGATGATCGGGGTGGAGCCCTTCCCCCCGGCGGAGGGACTAGTCCCGCCGGAGGGAAGGGAGCCTGCGGCGCCGACCAGCCCACTCGGGGCCGCGCCGAACAACCCGGGCGCCCCGGCCGCGCCGGCGGCGGCGGGGGCGCCGAACAGCCCGCCGACCGCGGAGCCGACGTTGCCGATGAACCCGGCCACCGACCCGGCCTTGTCCAGGATCCAGGCGATCGAGTCGATCACCGGCCCGATCACCTGGGACAGCCCCTGGAACGCCAGCTTCAGGGCGCCGCCGATGAACGGGGCGACGGTGTCCCGGAGGAACTCCAGCAGCGGCTTGACCTTGTCGTAGACGCCCTGGAACTTGTCCCGGTTGTCGGCGAGCTTCTCCCCGAGGGTCTGCCACAGCTGCTGCACGCCGTCGATCGCCGGGCCGAGCACCGCGGAGATGATCGGGAACACGTAGTTGGAGATGATGTCCCAGATCCCGCGGAACGCCGGCACCACGATGTCGGTCATCGTCGAGCCCATCGTCTGCCAAGCGGGGATCAGCTTCGGGCCGAGCTCGGCCCACAGCGCCTGCACGCCGGGGATCAAAGATCCGGTGACGAAATCGGACACCGCCTGCCAGGCCACCGACAGGGCGCCGCCCTGCCCCACCCAGGTCGACATCACCGGCAGTACGCTGTCCATGACGAAGGTGGCGAACCCGGCGACCACCGGCAGCAGCCGCTCCCCCAACGCGGCCAGCATGTTGTCCGACATCGCGGACAGCTGCTGCAGCGCGCTGGCCGCGGTGCCCGACTCCCGGGCGGCGGCGCCCAGCGCGCCACCCGCGCCCTGCATGATCAGGTCCATCGTGGCGGTGGCCTTGGCGGTGGCCAGCGCGGAGCCGGTCAGGTCGTCCTGCCCGCGGGCGGCCAGCTCGGCCTGGATCTTGGCCTGGGACAGGGTGATCCCGTACCGCTCGAGGGGGTCCATCTCGCCTTTGAGCGCGGAGGACAGCGCCGCCACCGCGTCGGCGCTGGTGCCGCCGAAGGTGGCGGCCAGGTCCGCGCCGACCCCGATCAGGTCCTGGGTCTTGTTGGTGACGTCGGCGATCGGCATGCCGGCGCCCTTCAGCTGCGCGCCGAGCACCGCGGCCAGGTTCTCGTACGCCGAGGTGGACAGGCCGACGGAGCGGGCGGCGCCCTGCGCGGCCTGCTCGATGTCCAGCGCCCAGTCCCCGAACACGCTGTCGATGGCGCCGGTGGCCTGCTCCAGGTCGGAGGCGGCCTGGAACGCCTTGGTGCCGATGCCGATCAGCGCCGCACCCGCGACGGCGGCGCCGGCGACCAGCCCGCCGGTCATCTTGCCCATCACCCCGCCGAACCGGCCGGCGGAGCCCTCCGCGTCGTCCAGCGCGCGGCGGGCCCCGGAGGCGTCGCCGGTGATCTTCAGTTCGAGGGTGGCGCCCCGACCGGCCATGCTTCAGTCCCCCGCTTCCGCGTCGAGCAGTTCCAGATAGGTGGCGATCACCGCGTCCTCCTCCAGCTCGAGCACGCTGAAGGGGATGCCGGTGCGCAGCGACAGCCAGGCGTAGAGCCGGGCGGTGCTGCCTACCGGGTAGGGTCCCCCGGCTCCTCGGTCACCTGCTCGTAGTCCTCCAGCGCGTCCTGCCACTGGTCGAAGGTGAGCGTGGTGTCCCCCGCCCGCTTCGCGGCGGACCAGGTGAGGAAGGTGACCGCGAAGTTGGGGGAGGTCTTCGGGTCGGGCCACTCCTTGTGCCGGGCGGCGGCCTTCTCCAGCGCGATCCGGTCCCGGTTGACGATCCGCACGTCGAACGGCTCGGAGCCCTCCACGAACACGGTGAAGACGTGGCCGGGCTGCCGGCGGGCCGGCACCTCGGCGGTGTCGAGATCCTGCAGGGCGCTGATCAGATGCGGCGGCTGCGGTGCGGTCATGGTCCCGGTGCTCCCTCTACTTGCTCGATGATTCGTTCCAGCGCGGCCAGGTACAGGCCGGTCCACTGCTCTTGGCTTGCCTGTGCTGCGTCGTAGATCCACGGCTGCGCGGTGATGTGCCGCCGCGGCCAGCCCCAGTGGATGACGTTGGCGTACGGGACCGACGCGCGGCCGGCCCGCACGACCGCGGCGGACTGGGTGCCCGACGACCGCATCGAGGCGGCCAGCGCCCCGGTGCGCCGCGGCGTGTTCGGCTGCGCCGCCCGGACCACCAGGCCGGCGACGTCGGCGTGCGCGTCCTTCAGGTCCTGCAACGAGATGCCCGCGCGCTTCAGCGACGCCCGCAGGGTGCGGGCGCCCTGGACCTGAAGCGCGGGGCCGCGGCTCACGTCAGGTCGTCGGTCAGCTCGGGCTCACCCACACACGCCCACGCCAGATCACTGGTGTTCTTCTTGTTCACGTCCCCGCCGACGTCCAGCGGGTCGACGATCAGCTGCCCGGTGATCGCGATCCCCGAGGCGGTGTAGGGGGTGAAGGTGAACGGCACCTGGGCGCCCTTGTTGGTCCAGGAGTAGCGGATCAGCCCGCCGTCGGTCAGGTCGTCCTGGTAGACGGTGGCCTCCAGGGTGGCGGTGTAGGTGCGGTCCCCGGCGATCACCCCGCCGTCCAGGGTGGGGGTGTCGTCCTCGTTGTCCACCGACCAGGTGATGGTGACGGCGGTGGCCCGGCCGGAGAAGTCCAGCGCGGTGCCGGGCGCGCCGACGGTGAGGGTGCCCGGTCCCAGCTTGCGGACGGTGGCGGTGGGGGCGGGGGAGGTCACGGATTACTCCAGTTCGAGGTCGACGGCCAGCCGGTAGGCGGGCAGCGGGGTTCCGGGGTTGGCCGGCAGCACGACGGCGGCGGCCAGGTCGATCGTGTCGTCGTCGGACAGCGGCAGGTCCAGGGCGAGGACCCCGGCCAGGGCGTCGTCCAGCAGCGCCAGCGCATGGGAGGTCTCCACGTTGGGCACCACCAGGTACAGCCACACGGTGAGCTCGGCGCCGCCGGCCAGCCGCCACCCGGCCAGGGTGCGGGGCTGCACCCACACGCAGGCGGTGTCCGCGGACAGCTCCTCGGGGTCCACCGACGCGGAGAACCCGGCGGCCCGCAGCCGGGCGACCAGCTGCTCGAGGGCGGGCTTCACCTGGACGGGCATCAGCCGACCACCGGCGGCGCGTACGCGCCGATCCCGAGCAACAGGCCGATGTCGGGATCGTTGCGCTGCACGTACATCGCCCCGTCGGCGGTGAACGTGGCCACCCCCTCGGGGCTATTGCGGCGGCGGTAGAGCCGGGCGGCGAGCAGCAGCGCCCCCAGCTCCTGCGCGGCCGGTGGGCTGGTGGCCAGCCGCGGCACGAGGGCGTTGACGGCGGCGACGGTTGCCTCCAGCTTGGCGAGGACGGCCCCGTCCGTGGGGTCCATGCTCAGGTGGGCGGCGACCGCCGCCGTCGTCGTCACGATCGTCAGCCGGCGGCGGCGGCCAGCGGCACGGAGATGATCCCGCCCGGCCGGACGTGCAGGGTGCCCCAGTAGCCGAACACCGCCGAGTCGATGCCGCCGCGCGCCACGTCCAGCGCCTCCACCCGGATCGGGGCGGCGCCGGGCAGCTCGTACCACTCCAGCGCCCGGCGGGTGCCCATCACGATGGAGCCGGCCGGGACCTTGTTGGTGCGCAGCAGCTGCCCCGCGCTGAAGCCGCCCATCTGCGCCAGGAACGCCGGCAGGTCCAGATTCGTCACATTGAGCAACGAGAGCCAGTCCTGGGTGTTGATCAGCACATAGTCGGCGCCCTGCTCGATCAGCGGGGTCTCCTCGAGGTACGCCTGACCGAACAGCACCGCCCGGATCACGTCGTCGGCGGCGGCGACGGTGCCGAACCCGGCCGGGCGGGTGTACCGGGCGACCGGGCCGGTGGCGGTGACGTCCTGCGCGGCGGCCACGATCGCGCTGGCCGCCTTCTGGTCGGTCAGCCGGGCGTAGGACTCGGTCTGCGCCGCGTAGAACGCCGACCAGAACTGCGTGTCGCCGAAGTCCCGGAGCTTCCGGTCGATGTCCCAGCCGCCGGCGATCCGCGCCGCGGTGCCCTCGATCTCGGTGGTGGCCACCTCGCCGGTGGGGATCTCGGTCTTGTCCCCGGCCCAGTCGCCGACCTCCGGGCGCTGGGTCCACTCCCAGCCGCCGAACTTGTAGGAGGTGAGCGGGCGGGCGGTGAGCAGCGGCACGAACCGGCGGGTGTAGCCGACGTTGGACCACAGCTGCTGCGGGATCGCGCCGGCCGGGCGCTGGAACAGCGGCAGGTCGCTGTTGGTGATGTCGGCCAGCGCGGCGTGCAGGGTGGTGTCCCCGGCGGCCTGCTGCGCCTGCAGCGACGCGAGGCGCTCCACCGTCGGCTCCGGGGCGGCGACCGGGGCCGCGGGGGCGGCCGGCAGCCCGCCGGTCGGCAGGCCGGCGGGGGCGGCGGCGGGCAGGTGCTGGGCCAGCGCGGCGGCCAGCTGCGTGTAGTCCAGCGCCGGCGCGGCCGGGGCGGGCTCGATCGCCGCGGGGGCGGTGTTCGACACGGAGTCTCCTTGATCGTCGTGCAGGGAGGCCGCCAGCGCGGACACGCGGGCGGAGTCGTAGGCCGGCAGCGGCACGTGCGCCACCGCGTCCAGCCGGGCGGACACCACGAGGTCGGGGTCGGCGGGGGAGTACTGCACCTCGGAGAGCTCCACCGACACGCCCTCCCGGACGCCGTCGCGGATCTCGGCGAGCAGCTCGTCCCCCAGCGGGGTGGACGCCACCCGCAGCCGCCCGAACAGCCCCTGCTCGGTGTCCCGGGACTCGATCAGCCGGGACACCCCGCGGGGCTCCACGCCCGGGGTGCGGTGCCCGTACAGGCCGATCACCGGCGCGCCCTCGACCTGGCGCAGCGCGCCCGCCTGAATGCGCTTCAAACCGGCGGAGGTGCGGCCCGGGACGCCGTAGGGCACCAGCAGCGCCTCGGCGGTGCGCGGCTCGGGGGCGTCGGCCGGCGCGGCGGTGAGGGTGGCGTGCAGGGTCAGGTCGGACATCAGGCCGGGGTCTCCAGGTCGGTCGGGGCGGGGGTCTGGACGGCGGGCGCGGCGCCCGGGGTCGGGGCGGCGGCTTCCTGGCCGGGGGCGGGGGCGGCGCCGCGCAGCCACTGCTCCAGGTCGAACGCGATCCGCTGCCCGCGCGGGGTCACGTCGTCCTGGGACAGCCGGGCGGAGATGGCGCCCATGTACAGCCCGAGCCCATAGTCGATGAACCGGCGGTCGTTGTCCCGGCTGGTGGAGTAGTGCAGCGAGGACTCGGTGACGGTGGCGTCGATCAGGTCCGCCGGGATGGAGGCGTGCCGGGCCACGTCGACGGCGGCGGCGTTCCGGCCGGACTCCAGCAGGTGCGCGTCGAACGCGCCGAGCTCGACCGCCTCCACTCCCCCGAGCCACGCGACGCCGCCGCCCTCGGGGTTGTTCCGGGCGTTCCGCCAGTCCCGCAGGATGGTCTCCACCGTGGTCTCGGTGGTGTCCTCGGAGTGCCGCTTCAGCGGGGTGCCCGAGGTCTGCTTCAACCCGAGGTACGCGCTCGGGTGCCGGGCCGCGTTGTGCGCGCTCTTCTGCAGGTCCAGGGCGTGCCGCAGGGCGGGGCCGGCGTCGGCCAGCAGCCCCTCGTGCCCGCCGGGGATGAGGACGACGGACCGGGCCGGCGCGGGGGTCCACTGCCAGCCCACCCGGGCGTCGGTGAGGGTGTAGATCAGCACCCGGCTGGTGTCGGGCTCCAGCTGCCACTGGCCCATCGGGACCCGCTCCATCCGCAGCGGGAACCCGCCGTCGGTGTCGGCGGCGCGGGCGGTGATCCGCCACAGCGACCAGCCGTGGAACAGCAGGTCGTCGACGGTCCACAGCATCCGGTGCAGCGGGGAGACGGCGCCGTCGGTGCTGCGGATCCAGGACGGCTCCGCGGCGCGGTCCAGCGGTGTGGTGGACTCACCCCGGTAGGCGCGCAGCTCGATCCGGGCGAGAGTGCCGGCGATGATGTGCCGGGCGCGGGCCACGGCGGGGATCCGCATCGCGTCCCCGCGGGACAGCGGCCGCTCGGTGAGGCCGAGCAGGTCCTCCATCACCACGCTGGCCAGATGCGAGGTCGGCGCCCAGGGGGAGCCGAACGCCACCGGGGTGACGTAGGGGTCCGCCAGGGTCGCGGCGGCGGTCAACTCGGCAGCGCCGATCCCCGGCCGCAACGCGGCGAACAGTCCCACGCCCGGTGACCCTGCCACAGCACCCGGTGGCGACACGCGCAGGACTGGACGATGCCGGACGAACCGGACGAACCGGGCGATCCTGTGTCGGCACACGGACCGGCCGACCGATAGGGGACTGTCATGACCACACCCGCCCGCGCCCTGAGCCCGCTGCACGCCTGGCGGTGGGAACTGCGCGCCGCCTTCCTCCTCGTGGGCGGGCTCGCCGGGATGCTGCTCGGGATCTAGGCTCCCCGCCGGGGGTGCTTCACGCGACGAGCCCCGCACCTTCCCTCAGGGGGTGCGGGGCTCGTCGTCGTTCCGGTGGGGCCGGGTGGGGCGCGGTGGCGGTCAGTGGGGAGCCGTGTACGGGCGGTACCCGCCGCGCAGCTCCAGCGCCGCCGGGCGGGACACCAGGCCCTTGCGTTCGGCCCTGGACAGCGCCCCGGACGTGGCCCCGTACGTCCACCCGAGCCGGCGCATGGCCTGCGGAATGGTGAGTCCCTTGACGCCGGCCGCGGCGACCAGCTGGGCGACGACGACGTAGGTGGGGCGCTCGTCGGGCTCCGCCTCCACGACGGGGCCCGCATCTGCCGTCCGCAGGACCCCGTTGACCTTGCCGAGTGAGACGCCGAAGGGGGCGGCGATGGCCCGCTGCGGCATCCCGCCGGCCTGCATCGCGGCCAGCTGCTCGGGCGTGGGCAGCACGTTGAGCAGCCCACCGAACTCCGCGTGCACGTACGCGGCCCAGCCCGCGACGCCCGGCCCGTACCCGAGCGCCTCGTGCGCCCGGTCCCGCCACAGCGCCAGCAGCTGCTCGTGCGCGTCGGTCAACGTCAGCCGCAGCCGGTCGGTGGCCGCCCGCGCCGCCTCGACGGTCGTCTGGTCCTGGCGGACGGCGGTCTGCGCGGTCATCGGACGACCTCGCCGTTCTCGATCCGCTCCAGCACGCGCAGCCGGTCGGCCAGCTGCTCCAGCGCCCCGGCCGCCCGGGCGGCGGCGTTCCACGCCTCGTCGTCCAGGGTGGAGACGGTCTTGCGCAGGTAGTAGGCCGACGCCTCCAGGCGCTCGGCCTCGCGGCGCAGCTCCCCGTAGCGGTTCATGCCGCCACATCCTCACGGAAGGACACCAGCCACACCCGGCCGTCGGCCGAGTTGCGGGCGTAGGCGTCCCGGTACCAGACGCCGTGCATCTTCCGGTAGTGCTGGGTCCACTGGATGGGTTCGTAGGTAGGCCGGTTCATGCATCCATTATCGTCCAGAACGTCCGGAACCTTCAGCCCAGACACCCCCAAGGAGTGACCAGGAACCGTCAGCCTCCCCTGGTACCGTCCCCCGCCATGACCGACACCGCGTGCGCGCACCCCGGCGGCTCGTTCCACACCCACGACACCACCACGTGGTTCCGGGCGGCCTACGGCACCCGGCTGCCGCTGTGGCGGGTCATCCCGCACCGCTGGGTGACCCGGCCGTGCCCGGCGTTCCGCCCGGCCGCTGTTCACGCTCCATAACCGTTACAAGCTATGGAGCGCTACGAGAGGATGAACGCCATGACCGACACCGAACGGCGGGCCGCCGCCGACGCCCTGGAGGCAGCAGCGGCCGCGTTGGCGAGCGGCGGCTACGAGTCCGCGCCGAGCAACGGCTATCCGTGCTTCGACTGCGAGGACCGGGTGGCCGAGTGGCTGCGCGCCCGCGCGGCCGACCTGCGGACACCCGTTCCGCTTGCTTGACGTTTCACACTCCCGAGAACCATCAGCGAAAAACGCTTATCGAGCGCTCAGCCGGCGGCCTCCCACAGCGTGCGCGGCATGTGGTCCACCCCGCGGTCGGCGCGCGGTCGGGACGGGCTTGACCAGCCGGCCCGGGCCGGGCGCTGCGCGACCACCCGCCACCCCGCCCCGCGCAGGCTGGCGCCGGACTCCCCGGCCTGGGTGTAGGTGATCACTCGGGAGTAGCCCAGCGCGAACGCGGCCCGGGTCACCGCCCCGTAGAGGCAGCTGTTGGCGTTGGGGGTGCCGTCGGTGGCGGTCCGGTTGACCTCCAGGGTGGCCCCGTCGTCGTAGGACGCAGCCACCGGCCGGCCCACCATCGCCACCCCGACCAGCACGCCGTCGGCGGTGGCGACGCCGACGGAGAACTTGTGCCCGGCCGGCGGGGTGTGGTGCCGGTGCCAGCTGGCGACGAACGCGGACGCCTCCGCGAAGCTGACCGGGACAAGACGCAGCGCAGTCACCCGCTCACCCTAGGTGCGGCAGCCCCCGGCAGCCGTCACCCAATGTTTCACGTGAAACACTCAGCGTGACCTACCCTTCGCCGTCCGCCGGGACTCAGGCGAAGACGACGTAGGGGGCGGGTTCGGGTTCGGGGTTTCTGGCGACCGCCCAGGCGGCCAGGGTGGCGGCCTCGAGGGGGGCCGAGTGCGGGTTGCGTTTCCACAGCCAGCCGCCGTCGGCGATCATCCGGCGCTGCGCGGTGTCCGCCGCGGTGTCGAGTGCCTCGTGGGCGCGGAGCCGGACCCTGGGCCCGTCGGGGAAGGTGATCCGGTCGTAGAGGTCCTGGCAGCCGGCGGTGGCGTCGGTGGTGCCCACCGGCAGCAGCTCCACTCCGGACAGCTCGAGGGCATCGGCGACCGGGGCGGCAGGGCCGCGCCGGTCGACGGCGACGCCCTGCCCGGCGTCGCGCAGCGCCACCACCCGGTCGACCAGCCAGGAGCGGCCGGGCCGGTGCTCGACCACCTCCACGTGCGGCACCCCGCCCGGGCCGAGCACCGCCGCCACCAGCGCGGCCGACGAGCCGTCGCCGGCCACGGCCAGCCCGTAGGCGGGCCGCCCGGCCGGCAGCGGCGCGGTGGTGGCGGCGCGGTCCCAGGCGTCCAGGGGGATCACCCGCTCCCCCGCACCCGTGGCGAGGTTGCCGTAGGCGCGGGCGAACTCCCCGGGCTTGTCGCCCAGCTGCGCCTGTGCCGCGCGCAGCCCGTCCATGTCGATGGTGTGCCCGTAGGCCGGGTGGTGGGCGGCGACCACGTCCAGGTCGGCGGGGTCCGCGCCGGGCGGCAGCGACCAGTCGAACAGCGCCACCCCGGGCAGCCCGGCGTAGCCGCGCTCGATCAGCCCGTGAAACCAGGTGGAGTTCATGTCCCCGCGGGTGGACCAGATCCAGGTCTGCGCCCCGGGGCGGGTGATCTGGGTGGGCTGGATGGCCTGCAGCAGGTCGTTGCCGTGCAGCTCGTCGTAGGACCAGGCCTCGTCGACGTCGTTGTGGTCGGACTGCTCGCCGTGCAGCGAGTCCCGGGTGGGCGGGTGCGGGCGCAGCTGGGAGCCGTTGGCGAAGATCAGCGCCTCATTGCCGGCGGCCCGTCGGCGGCCCGCGCTGCCGGGCTTGACCAGCTCGCGGAGCGGTGAGTCCAGCACCGCGTCGGCGAACTCGTGGAACTTCTCCCGGGCCTTCTGCCCGGTCTGGGCGGTGTGCCAGACCCGGCGGCGGGGGCCCATCAGCGACCGCTGCAGCGCCTGCGCCAGCATTAGCGTGGTCTTTCCGGACTGGCGGGGCACGGTGACGATCACCAGCGAGTGGACGAACCGGCCGCGGTCGTCGACCTCGCCGCCGACGTCGGCGACGTGCTGCTGCCAGGGCATCAGCGGCTGCCCCAGCGCCAGGGCCACCCGGCCGACCGCGGTGCCCATGGTCTTACGCCCCGGATCGCGCGGTGTGGCGAACCGGGGCGGGACCATCAGCTCACTCCGCGGTACCGAAAGCGTCACGGAGCCAGTCTGGCGTACCGGTGTGACTTTCCGTAGCCGCCGGGGCCGGCGGGGCCACCGGGGCCAGCGCGGCGGGCAGCCGCAGCGCCGCGAGGGTCTCCCGGTAGGGGGTGAGCAGCTGGGCGACCAGGTACCCGGCCTTCGGGGAGGGGTCGGCGTCGGCGCGGTCCAGCTTGCGGGCGGCGACCAAAGCGCCGCCGATCATGCCGCGGTCCTCGGGCACCACCGTGCCGGCCTCCTCCGCCGCCCGGATCGCCTGGATCAGCCCGGCCTCCACCCGCCCGGGCCGGTAGCCGGCGTCCGCCTCCGCGGTGCTGAATAGCGCCCCGTCGTTGTCGCTCATCGGACCTCGTTTCCGCAGTCGGTACAGGCGCCCCGGCCGGTCACCGGCACGTCCAGCGGGCAATCACACATCAGCGCCTCCCCCGGCGCTTCATGCGGGCCTCCAGCGCCGCCCCCAGCGCGACCAGGCTGGAGCCGAACAGCAACATGGCGGCCCAGCCGATGATCAGCCAGGACAGCAGCCCGGAGCTCACGACTGGGCCTCGGTGGTGGGGATCGCGGCCTCACCCGAGCCGCGCAGCAGCCGGGCCAGGTCCCGGTGATGGATGTACCCGAGGCCGTGATCACCCCACGCCTCGCCGCGGGAGTTCTGCAGCACGAAGAACGGGCCCACCTGGGACTGCGGGCCGCGCAGCAGCAGCCCCACCACCGCCAGGCAGTGCCCCTCGGCCGCCTCCCCGGCCAGGGTGAGCAGCCCACCCGGCCCCGGCTCCTCCAGCGAGGGCAGCCAGGGGATGCCGATCACCACCGGGCCGCGCTGCAAGACGGCCTGCGCCACGTCCCGGGTGCCGAACGCCCACAGATAGCCGCCGATCAGCCCACGCTCCTGCGCGGCCTGCATCACCGCCAGCACCGAACTGCCCGGCAGCGAGTCGGGGAACCCGTCCAGCGCCTGCGCCCGCCGGTAGAGGGCGCGGGCATCCTCGGCGGTCAGGTCGGTGTCGGCGGCGGCCCGGGCGTTGACCGCGGCGACGGTGCCGAACCCGGTGCAGGCCGGGGCGTCGCCCTGATCCAGGATCGGGCCGACCGGCCACAGGTGGTCGGTCAGCGGGGCGGAGCCGAACAGCCGCGGCCGCACCCCGAACGCCCGGGACCGCTCGTCGTGCCGGGAGCGCCACTCCCCCGTGTCGCGTTCAGGAATGAACACCGGCGCCGGCTCGGGCTCCGGGGCGAGGGGGATCGCGGTGTGCTGCGGGCCGCACGGGCCGTTGGAGTGGACCGCGTTGCCCAGCTGCTCGCACGGGTGCTCGACCACGGCCGGCGCGGGGGCGGGCCGCAGCAGCGCGTCCGGCGGCACCACCGGCACCGGCTCGAGCTCGAGCACCTCGGGGGCGGGGTCTGGTTCGGGTTCGCGGAACAGCACCCCGAACTCCACTTCGGGTTCGGCGCGGTGCAGCCGGTCGACCCGCTCCAGGGCGGCGGCGGCGCCGGGGTCGGGGCCGCCGGCCAGCCAGGCGGCGGCGGCCGGGTCCACCGGGCCGGGGGCGGTGCCGGCCGCGGCGACGGCGGCCCGGATCGCGCCCAGGTCCAGGAACGCGGTGGGCGGCTCGTCGGGGCCGGGCGGGGTGGCCCGGTCCCGCATCGCGGCGGCGGCGGCCTCCAGCCGGACCGCGGCGGCGAGGGCGTCCACCGCGGGGGCACGGCGGCGGGCGCGCGGATCACGCGGATTCGTCACGCCCGTGATTGTCCCGTCGCCGTCTGTCATCGCGGGCCTGCGGCGCGCCGCATCTCCCGGACCACACCGGCGGTGCTGTACACGCTCGAGCGGGCCGCCGCGGCCCCGCCGGCGGTGAGCAGCCCGCCCAGCACCGACAGCGCCCAGTCGCCGTAGTCCTGGGTGACGATCCCGCCGGCCACTCCCCCGACGATCAGCAGCACCGCCACCGGCCACAGGTAGAGCCGGACCGGTTCGGTGAGCTTCCAGCGGTTGAGCCGCGGCACCGCATGCGTCGGCGCCGGAGTGGCGGGGGCGGTGGGGGTCGGGAGGGTCATCGCGGGGCCTTCCGGCGTAGGGGGGGGGTCCCCTCCCGGGAACCCCCCTTGAACTGTCGATCAGGGACAAAAAGGAACAG